CTAAGTTTTTCACAACTTTTGCAAGCAGTAGAAGACTGATACCCTCCGTAAGAATTTTTTTGCTTCCAAAACTGAAACTCTTTTGGAGATTTGAACTCCCCGCAGGTTCTACAAGTTTTTGACTTACGAGCAGAGTGGTCTGCGGGAAGGTCAGTTATTTTCATAGTCAGCCCTTGTTAAAGCCTAACTCTAGGCCAAATTATATTTTGCCGTGGCCAGAGCCTCGGGACGAAGAATCTTCCGCCCATAGAGGTGCATACCACGCACAATGTCAGCGAACGAGTCCGGGTCACGGTACGTTTCGGTCTTGTTGATTTGCTCTGCCGTTGCGACAGCCGAATCATGACCCGCAACAATCACACCATAGTCGGTGTTCTGGTTGGCAGTACCCGTAGTGGCCGGACCATTACCCACCGTCGGCAGGTTGTTCGACACGTACACACGGAAGCCGTTCCAGTTCTGAAGCATCAGACCGTTACGGAGTGCACCCGAGTCACCGAAGTCGGCGTTGAGGAAGCGCGAGTCTTCGTCCTGAAGTACTTCCATCATCACCGGGTCAATGACAATCCAGCGGCCCGTCTTGTCCACGTTCTGCTGATCGAGGAGACGGCCCATACGGTTGATGAGCATGACCGGAGAAACATAAGCCTCCGGAAGCGACGTGGCACCCGGCAGACGAGCAGCAACCGGGATCGAGTGATTGCCAGCCGAAGCCGTAGTGATGTTGCCGAAGTTGCCTTTACGCAGCTTCATGCTGGACAGCAGTTCGTCGTTGCCCGCCGTATCAACAGCTTTCGTGCCGTTGACCTCATCATTGACCGTGTCTGCGTTTTCGTGCAGAGCCGACTGCTTGTAGCCCGACAGGTAGCCAAGAACTTCTTGGTCGTACTGGTCTGCAAGACGGTAAGCAGCGCGGTTGGTCGCAAGGTCCATGAAGTTGACGTGCGAATGGGCTTCTTCAATATCCAGTGTGTTACCGCGAAGGGAATTTAACCCTTGCATCTACAGGTTTATTTCCCTGTAGTTCAGACTATATCTTCACCTGCAGCATTATCTGTTTAGGTGTTGGGCACTCGTGTGACCCAATTACTGGGAAGTTTATAATACATAGACTCTATCATAAAAGGCTTGATGAGAAGCTCAAGTTTTTTCGACTCTTTGCTACCAAAGGCTAGGTAATAGGTACCGTGCTTTTTAGAGTACCGTTTTTTACCTTTAATTTTCCAAACCTCTTCAAAGTAAGCAATGATACACTCAATCTCTTCCAAAGAGCAGTAGGTCGAAATCCGCATCTCGCAACTACAACCAGTAATCTCTCCAGTCTCTTTATGTTTTCTAAAAGACTTACTGAGTCCACCGTCATCCATGTACCAGAATGCAATTCCCTCTGGGTTCAGGAAGTCTAACACCTTTCTGGTATAGGTCTTCTTCCCGTGAGGGTAAAGGACTCGCCTCATTTGGTTGCAGTATTTATGGGACTTGCCATACTTACCATAAGTAATTTCCCCGTAGGGAGTAGTAGTTGTGTACCAATGGACTTGGTTTTTCTTACCACCTAAAAGACGGTTTACCCTGTCTGCTTTGTACTCAATGTAGTCTTGTTGTTTGTTAGTGTGACTAAATTGAAGTGTACAGTTTCCGTCTTTTTTCTTGTGAATACTACCATCTCCTAGGGCAATCCCATAAAGGATTCCTCTCTTTGTAGAGTTCATATGTACTTCCTTTTCTTACGGGCTGAGGCCCATGTCTTAGGTAATTAGGTCTTAGTCGTTGAACCTTCCCCTTTCGGGGCTTGGCTGCTGATTCCCATCTCAGGGTTCCAGCAATTCACCCAATTTTCTATAAGTATTTCTACTTAAAGCGACAATACATTATCGATTTTAAAGGCGAAGTAGTTCGACTTGTCGATGACCAGCGAGAAGTCCTCGTCGTCAAGGTCTTGCGGCTGGATTTGCGTACCACGGGTGTAGGCCGAAACGCTGATCTCCGGCTCTTTGATGATACGCACGGTGTCGCCTTGCGAAGCAATCTCACCGAAGTAGTCGGAGTTGGTCACATCGCCAGCGACAGTTTGCTTGCGGAAAGCAAGTTGGACTTTCTTCGAGTAAATAACACTCGAAAAATTTCCATTAGGCAGGTTACCATAACCCGCAGCAGATTCAAAAGCCATTATAAATCCTCCTATGATATTTGGCTTTGTTCAAAGCTAAACACCAATCAAGAGGCTGATCTTTCAAGGGTGAGCTTAAGACCTGTCTGTGTAGTGGCCAAACCACACTCAAGGTCTCAAGGGCCTTTACTTGCTCAGGTAAGTCTCAATTTTGTTTAGGCTTAGTGGGAAAACTAGGGGCAACTTGAAGGTAGCCACAGATGTGGGGCTTCTAAGTTGTTACCCCTAGTTATATTCAAGGGTTTTGTTTTGTCAACCCTTACCGTGCACCTCCGGAAAGATCATACACAAAATTTCCGGAACGCATTGCTTCGAGGATTTTATCTTCGTTTTCCTCGTATTGTTTGTCAGTCATCTTGGCAACATCAGACTCTCGAATCTTCCGAGAACCTTCATTCGGGTCAAGGTCCACTCTGTTGCCACCTTTGACTGCAGACGCAGCTTCCTTGGCTTTTTCTCGCTTGGCAGTGTTGGTCATCCCCTTGTCTACTTTGTAGAGGTCAATGACTCGAACCACGGAGGCTGCATCATTTTCATTCTCGTACAGGGCATCCTGAACCCACTTGGGTTGCTCATTGGCCCAGTTGTGAAACTCGTCAGAAGCTTTGAGGTCGTCAAAGTCCGAGTGTTTTTCCCGGATTTTGGCTTCTGCCCGTTGACGTGCAGTTTGTTCTTGGATCTGATCGTACTCCTCAAACTTTTTCTCAAAGCCTTTGACAAGGTCTTGAGCTTTCTTTTGGGCGATAGTCTCTACGATACCTGCAACGTCAGGGTACTTCTTAACCCACCGTTCAATGTCCTCATCAGACTTGGGGGGAACAATAGCTTGTTGGTTTGCTTGTTGCTCAAGCTTTTTGATTCGTTCCTCGTAGTCAGCCTTAGTCTTTTCCAGATGTTTACGAAGGTCTCCGTAACGCTTCTTGAAGGACTTTTCCTCTGCGGACAGCTCCTCTTCTTCTGCCTTAGGGGTTTCTTCTTGAGGTTCCTCAGACGGAGTGGGCTTTTCTTCAGACTCTTCTGGTTGAGCAGCCTCGTTAGCTCGTTGGAGCATTTCTTCAAGTTCTTTTTCGTCTTGTTCTGCTCGTTTAGCGTTACCGCTCTTACGTTCGTAAGCAACTTGTTGGTTCATTGTTTTACCTTTCTATAGGGGCCGCTATTGCGGGTGGCCTTTATTTTTCTTTGGTGAAAAGACCGAGGACAAAGAACTGGGGAGTGCGGTAAAGGAAGCTGACAAGACCTTTAAGAGTCTTTTTCCTACCAGTTACGAAGTTCACATAGTCCTCAAATTCAGTATAGTATTTTGTGACAGTACCTTTGTCAATGTGCTTATTGCCAACTCGACGGTAACCTTTGCGGAAAGTTTCTCCGAACCAATTACCGTGGAGGTTTTTACGGCACCAATCAACAGCACGTTGTTTGTCCTCATCGCTGAAAGCTCCAGTAGAGACAGCATGAGTTGCAACTACACAGCCCCCTCCACCGGAACCACCACCGCCTCCAGTGCCAGCACCACCAGTGGGGCCATCTTTACCTTCAGGGTCACTTGCAAATCCACCACTGCTACTAGAGCCACTGGTACCGCCAGAGGAACCCCCACCGGAGTCTAGTCCAACTTCACTAGGGCTGATCGTGCCAGCCGTGCCTGCGGCAACATTAGCACCAAAGCTTGCTGCCACGTCACTGCGTCCAGTACTTCCTCGGGAAATACCGGGAGGACGCCCAACAGGAGAGACAGAAGTAGTGGGAGCGGCAGAACCAGAACGAGAGTAGCCTGTTGCTGTTCCATCAGGTCCAATATCAGTGCTCATACCTCTCGGAGCCGTGGCTCCCATAGCCGCGTTAAAGGCTTCGTCAGAACCAAAGGCTTCTCTCGAAAGGCCAGTGCTTTGGGTGGGGTCAACTGCTGCGTTAAAGAAGCTCTCTGCGTTTTGACGGGCCTTTGCGATATCAGTTTCTGTGATACTCTCGTTAAAATCTTCTGCCAGTTGCTCGGCTTTTGTCTTTGCCTCTTCCGCAACATCAGTAAAACCAAGGATGTTTGCTTTTTCTTGTGCCTCCAAAGCTTGGTTGACAGAGTTAGACTGAGCAACTTCTGTCGCAACCCCACGGGCAATGGTCCCGGCAAGAGGTCCAAGGGCA